GGAAGAAGAGGAGAGAGACTCGAAAGCGCATGAGTGCTTACGACAACAAACCACTTCCACCTGGAGGAGTCGACGAGGAGCTTGAAGCGTATCGCCTCAGCGTCTCCGAAAGGCGGATACGGCGCGGCTTTGGTATGATCGAGACCACGGCAACCATAAGTTCTCGAACGATGCCCGCCCTTCCATGCAGGACTGGCAAGGCGCGATCGCGTAGGCCGATTGAATACAGAAGGAACGGAAAATAAAAAACCTGCTCGAGCGTTCACCCGGCAGGCCTTGGGAAAGTGGAATTTCTCAAAGATGGCGATTAGAGCCAGGGTGTCAAGCTGAGCAGCTTAAAGGCTGCAATATGGAGAATGAATTCGAGACGATGGGCTTCGTACCTATCGAAAGAGAACTATTTCACACACCGTTCTGGTTGCTTGAGAGGGTGTATTCAGAGTTTGAAGCGCTTATAGATCTGAAGAGAGAGGCGCGGTACTCGGAAAAGCCGAAATTCCACAAGGTAAACGGCAACTTCGTCGAAGTGAAACGCGGTCAGATAATGGCATCCGTCCGCTTTCTGAGCTCTCGCTGGGGATGGTCTAACACCAAGGTGACTGGCTTTTTGTCGAGCCTTGAGAAAATGGGATTCGCAACGGTGGACAAACGACAGGGAGTAACGGTGATAACTATCCTTTCAACAGCATCTTACGAAACGTGTATTTACAAACCAACGACAGGTAGCGACAGGCAGCGACTACCAAGCGACACCAGCCGACAAGGTAGCGACGGGCAAAGACAGGCAGCGACGAAACAGGAAGAAAGGAAGGAAGAAGGGGAAGAAATAAAGCTGGAATACGGACAGGAAAGAACACCCCCAACCCCCTCAAGGGGGGCTCGCGGCTCTTCCTCTAAGTCGACTCGTCGCAAGAAGGAGCAAGCGAAGCACCCGCACCTGAACGAACAGATGATTCGCCTGGGGGCGCTCTTCAATCGGAAGGAAACGACAAAGTGGAACGTCGCAGAGTTCGAAGCCTACGCCGATCTCGACATCAGCGAAGACGACCTAGAGCTGATGGAACGGTTTTACGAACGGCGGAAGTTCCGAGAAGCGAATAGCCCGGACCTTTGGAAACATGACTTGAAGACTCTGCTCAACCAATGGCCGGCACAAATGGACAGAGCCCGGGGGTCAGTGGTTGCGGACAAATCTGCCTCGGCTGCGGCACAAGTCCAACGCCCTACCGAGCCGACCGGTTGGCGGGCGATTATGGCGGAACTGTACCCGCGTTCATCGCCAGACGATTTCACGTGGGAACAGCTTTGGGACAAGTATCCTGATGTTGCCAAAGCGTGTCTGGCCAAAGCAAAGCGAGAACCGATCAGCAAATATGAAAACGCCATTTGAACCAACCAAAACCAACAGATAATGAAGAACCTACCTACACGAATCGCCGTTAAGCTCGCAGGCCGCGCGGTCAACCTGAACGTTCGCAAAGTCGCAAAGGCTTTCGACCAGTCCCATGATCCGGAGCATTCTCTCGAGACCTACCGAGAAGCCTATGGGCGCGTCTTCTTCCGGGGGCTCTCATGGATTGAACGCTGCCGGTTCGGATCCCTGGCCGGATTCATAGCGGCCTGCTCTGACGAAGAGCTACAGGACGCCCTGAACACAGTGTCGCGGGCGGTCAAGAGCGGCTCAGTTCCGTTTGTTTCTGACCAGTAGCGAACTAAAAACGCTCAGAAAAGCCCTTTTTCTGCCTAGATTTCGGCAGCGAATGCACGCGGAAACCGATGACCTCGCCCCCGTCACCGATCAGCGGAAAAACCGCTCCCAGGGGGGCGGGGTCAATCTTAACAGCCGAAACGGCCACACCGACACCCTAGTCGCGCACACAAAACACGGAGTTTTGAGAATTTTGAGAATGTAAAAAATGAATACGGAAACCAAAAAAGAACCAAAATTGAATGTCAACGAGCTCGCCGACGCTTTGAGGCACCATCGAAGCTACGTTACCGACATGAAGAGAGCAGGATTCCAAATGGAAGGAGGCTTCACTACTTTAAACGCGGCCCGCGCCTGGCTTAGAAACCACCCGAATTTCAGAACAACTAAATTCCGACTGTCCAAATCCAGAGGCTAATTACCGATCTTCGCTGCATGTCGCTACAAATCGCGACAAGCGGAGAGTTGGCCGTATCCGCTCCCTCATGACATTCTTCCCTTGTTGGAGGGTTAATACGAGGGTGTTAATTGGGAAGTCCTCGGCCCTTCTCGGAAAATACCAGGAGGAAATATGACGCTTGAAGAATTGAAAGCAGAACGTCGGGCACTCGATAAGAAAATCAACAACCTGCTTGATACAGCTGAAAAGGCTGGTCGCAATCTGTCGGAAGACGAAGACAAGGAGTACCGATCACTGATGGTTGAGTACGAAGACCTGAACTCTCAGATTAGTCTAACTCAGCGAAGCCATGATCGGGGTTTTGACCCGTCGGACAGAACTGTAGTCAGACGATACGTCCCGACTGTTGAACACTCTGAGACTCGTTCAAGAGAACGGATCACTGCACGGGATTGTGAAGGTTATTCGATAACCAGGGCATTGCAATTGCTCGCAGAAAACCGGGCGCTGGACGGTCTGGAAGGCGAACTTTCTAAAGAACTCGCCTTGCGCAGTGGAAAGGCTGCGCCTGCTGGCCGTGGGCTCAACGTTCCCCTCGCTGCCTTAGAGTCTCGTAGTTTAACCGTGGGGACGCCTGCCGATGGCGGAAACACAGTATTCGAAGAGAACGGCGGGTTCATTGAAATCCTAAGAAATCGCCTCGCGACTGCGAGACTTGGGGCGACAGTCTTCACAGGACTGATGGGAGACCTTAGCTTTCCACGGCAGACGGCGAAAGCCACGGCCGGTTGGAAGGCGGAAACAGGGACACTGGATGAACAATCTCAGAATTTCGACCAAGTTGAGATCTCCCCTAACAAAGTCGGCGCGTACACCGAATACAGCAATCAATTACTCTATCAGAGTTCGATCCAGATTGAGGAATTCGTACGGCGCGACCTTTCAAGAGCGATAGCCGAATCAATTGACGAAGCGGCCATCGCTGGGAGCGGTGTAGGCAATGAGCCGACTGGAATTCTGAATACAGCAGGAATTGGCGCTGTTGTAGGTGGCACCAACGGTATTGCTCCAACCTGGCAACATATCGTCGATCTTGAGACCTCGGTGGCCGACTCCAACGCTGACGTTGGCCGCCTCGGCTACCTCACGAACAGCGCCATCCGCGGCAAACTGAAACAAACCTTCATCGATTCCGGCTCCAATGCGGAGCGAGTTTGGGATAACCGATCTAATTCGAATCCATTGAATGGATACGCCTGCGGTATTTCGAATTTGGTCCCTCGTGACCTGGATAAGGGGAGTTCTGAGGGCGTTTGCTCAGCAATCCTTTACGGAAACTGGGAAGACCTCTTAATAGGTTTCTGGGGCGATTCTGTCCAGTTGCTCGTGAATCCGTACAGCAAGGACACCCAAGGCCTTATTCGCGTGAGCGCTTGGAGCTACGCCGACATCGCCCTTCGACACGCGCAAAGCTTTGCTGCGATGAAGGACGCCCTCACTGCGTAAACGATTCTTCAGGAGCATATTTGCTCTCCAACATGCCCGGGGTTCGCTCCCTCGGATCCCGGGCACTACTTTTAAAAAAGATGAGTGTACGCAGACACGGAAAAGAATTCGAAACCCGTTTAGCGACCGGGTTGGAGGTACGAAAGAGCGATACAGAGTCTAAAACCGGAACCTTGCAGGGGTATGCGGCCGTCTTCAACGCCGAGAGCAATGACTTCGGCGGATGGCGCGAGATCATTGAACCCGGCGCCTTCCGCAAAGACCTCTTCGCAAAAACTGATGTTCGGGCTCTCGTCGACCACGACAGTGGGCGGGTCATAGGCAGAACAAAAAACGGGACCCTTCGGCTCAAGGAAGATAGCCGGGGCTTGCTGATGGAGTTGGACTTGCCAAACACGCAAGACGGTAGAGACCTAGCCGAAAGCGTGAACAGGGGAGATATTGACCAAATGAGTTTTGGTTTCCTAATCCGAGAGGAAGACTGGTCAGAAGGTAAAGGCTACCAGATCCGGCATGTGAAAGACGTAGAGCTCGTAGAAGTGAGCGTCGTTGCGTTTCCTGCGTATCCACAAACTGAAGTCGGTAAACGATCGTTCGAATCACTAAAGGGAACGGCCCCCGAGAAAAGCGATTCAACGATTACAATCGCTCGGCGGCGTTTCGAGCTGATTTCAAAATCTCGCCCGTAAAAGAGTTCAGTTAGAACGGAGTACAAACGATGGCGGTAGGAAAACTTTTTGTAGATTTCGAGGCGCGGACGGCGAAGTTCGAAGAGAAGACGAAACGCGCCCGCAAATCGATGGGCGACTTTGGAAAGTCTGCTAAGGGGGCGGGGGCGCAGCTCGGTTCCGTACAGGGGATAGTTTCGCGACTGTTGGCCCCTATAGCGGCTCTCTCAATTGCAACGGCTGGCCTTGGCAGTACCTTTGAGAACCTTCGTATCAAGGAGAAGCTCGACGCACAGCTTAAGGTGGCGACGGGGTCGGTTGAGAATGCGAAAATCGCGTTCGCGGACCTGAGCTCGACGGCGGGCAAGATGCCGAACACGTTGCAGGAGATCACCCGGGAGTTTATCCGGCTGCGCAACTACGGTCTGAAGGCTAGCGAGCGGGAAATCCTCTCATATGGCAACACGGCGGCCGCGATGGGCAAGAGCCTGAACCAGATGATCGAAGCGGTAGCGGACGCGACAACCCTCGAGTTCGAGCGCCTCAAGGAGTTCGGAATCAAGAGCCGCCAAGAGGGCGACCGGGTCAACTTTACGTTCCAGGGAGTCACTACCTCGGTGAAGAAGAGCGCGGAGGATATTGAAAACTACCTTCGGAGCCTTGGCGAAGTGCAGTTTGCCGGATCGATGGCGGAGCAGATGGACACGATCGATGGGAAGGTTTCAACCCTCTCCGATTCGTGGTTTCGGTTTAGCACTGCCCTGGGAGAGAGTGGCGGCATGGCGACCGCAGCGAAAGCCGCAATGGGCCTACCGACCGTCATGCTTGATGCGGCAACACTGAAGCTACAGGAGGCTAAGCTGGACCTTGAGAACGCGACGATTGCTGATTTGGCCGTAATCAACGCTCTTCTCGTTAGGAACAAGGCCACGATTGCGGCGGCCCAGAATTCAGGAGCTCCTGCAGTAGGGAATCCATACGGCTATGGTGGACGGGCCGCAAACGTAGACGTAGCGGCAGCTCGAGAACAAAACGAAAAGCTCAAGGCCCTGAAAGAGGAGCTAGAGCTAAAGAAGCAGATCAAGGCGGAAAAGGCGGCCGAGGCCGCTGAGGAAGAGCATCGCGCCGAGGTCACGGAAAAACTGACGGCTTGGGAGCAGAAGCAGCGGCACAAGCAGCAGGGCATTCTCAAAACCTTCGCAGCGGATCACAAGAAGGTGATGACCGAGATTTACCTTCAGCAGGAGAAGCTCCGAAAATCCAGGTCGGGAAATGTGGACGCGGCGATTGCGGAGCTGGACGCCCTGAAGAAGCAGTCGGAAGAACTGCAGAAGAATTACAAGAAGGCGAAGGAGGAGCAGGACCAAGCCCGCGCCGCCATGAGCCGCCACGGGAACGAGTGGAAGAACATGCGCATGAACATGCGCGAGGCCTTCGCGGAGGGCATCGCGGGCGGCAAGAAGCTTGGCGACGTACTCGAAGACGTTCTCTCGATCTGGGCGCGGTCGATGGTGATGAATATGGCCCTAGGCAAGCTGAACCCGGCTACGGGTCAGCGCGATGGCGGATTCTTGGATGGGATTTTTGGCGGCTCAGGTGGCACAGGTGGTATCCTGGGCGGAATCGGTCAGATGATTTCAGGCGGCCGCGCCTCAGGCGGCTCTGTGGCTGCTGGGCAGCTTTACCGAGTCAACGAAGGTGAAGGGCGGCGCGAGTACTTCCGGCCAAACGTAGGCGGCCAGGTGCTGCCGATTGGAGGCGACAGCTCTGGCGTGACGATCAACCAGAGCATCAACGTCGACGCGAGAGGCGCCGACAGCGGGGTCGCGGCGAACTTGATGCACAAGCTGCCGAAGATCATCGAATACCACGCTCTCGCGGCAGTGAGGAACGAGCAGAGGCGGCGCGGCCTCTAGTCCTCGGCGGTGATCTCAGCGAGCAGCTCAAGGAAGATTGCCCGCTCTCCCGGAGTGTTTCTTACGAGCTGAAACACGCGAATCCATTCCTTTTTCATCTCTGCCCAGGTGGCCTCTGACAGTATCGCCGGCAGCTCTAGGGAATCTCCCGCTTCCATTCGGATTCTGTCGAGTCGTTGGGAACCAGTTTCCAAGATAGCGCCCTTTGCTACGGCTACTTCCTCGAGCAGATCGAGAAAAAGCCCGCCCCTCTCAAAGTCGTTTGCTGAATCAAACTGCTCCATTCTGTTCAGTTTCTCAGTCATTATCGCTCTCCCCTGTTTAACCGTTTTTCGTGAACCGATTTGGCGCCATTTTTCAAAAATGACGCCTTTTCGTATCGTTTCGGCGCGTTTCTTAGGCAACTGCTTTCTTTCATTATCTCTTTGCTGTTCTGATGGTTGCAATGTTTTGAAACCGGTTAAAACAGGATCTTGAGTCCTTTTAAGCAATTGGTTCTGGGTTCGAGTCCCAGTCGGCCTACCACTTTAAGTGGTTCACAGGCAAAAGCTTGTGAACCACTAAAGAAAGTGCGCTTGCACCTGCTTTAACCGTTATTTTTAACCGTTCTGTATGAAACGCGGTGAAAAGCAAGGAAACGCTACGAAAAAGCAATGGACGAAATCCCGAGTCCCCAACCTTGTGAAGTACGTCCCAACCGGCGCATACTTTGGGCGGTCAAAGGTCGGGAACCGGCTCGTCTACCAAAGCCTCGAGACGTTCGACTGCGAAACGGCCGTGAACAAACTCCCGAATTTCATGGCGAAGATCGCCAAGCAACGGGCCGCCAGAAAGAAGAACCCCGGCAAAATCCTCTTCCGCGAGCTCTACCAGATCTATCGCGAGCAAACGGAACGAGACCCGGAACTTAAGCCCGCGTCGAAAAAGGCCCGTCTCAACTCGCTCAAGCGACTTGAGAGCACCTGGCCGAAACTTGCGGGCCGGACGCCGGGAAGCCTCAGTTACGACGACGTGGAAGCCTGGACGCGCCAACTTAAGAGGAACGGAACGAACTACACTCCCCCGGGCGCAAAGAAAGCGATCGCAGGAAATTCGTCGAGTTCGATCAATAAGAGCGTCCACACCTTGCAAAGGCTCTTAGACTTGGCTGTGCGGCGCGGGCTCGCCGTCGAGAACGTGGCGAGAATCAAAGGCCTGACTCAGCAAGAGACCGCCGCCAAGGGCCATATACCAAGCAAGGAGGAGTTCTCTAGAATCGCCGCCGACCTTGACCGGAGCGAATCAGGGAAGCCCTTTGCTTTCGGCGTGCGATTCGTCGCCTACACTGGATGCCGGATAAACGAGGCGACCGCAGTGACTTGGCGAGACATCGACTTCGAAAAAGAGGAAGTTGCCATACGAGGGACCAAAACGCAGACGAGCTATCGAACCCTACCAATGTCGTCCGCTCTTAGGGCCCTGCTCGAGAAACGATTGGCCCAGGTGAAGAAGGTTGCTCCGAAGGAATACCTGGACCTCAAGGTGCTAGGAGTTTCGAGCCTCAACAAACGGCTCGCGGAGATCTGCAAGAAGATAGGCATTCCCAAGATCACAAATCACGATTTGCGAGACTACTTCATAACGACGTGCCTCGAAGCAGGGATCCCCGTGCACGCGGTGGCAACGTGGGTAGGTCATAAGGACGGCGGGGCACTGCTCCTGAAACGCTACGCTCACTTGAGAGACCAGCATTCAATCGAGGTAGCCCGAAAGCTTCAGTTTTGATGAGCCCCATAAACCGAACAGAGTTGATGGAGGAAATCAAAATTCGTCGCCACCTCGCAGACGAGAGATTCTTCTCCAACGATCTCGGATTCTGGATGGACGAAAATGAGAAAGTCGTTTCTCGCTGCATCGCAAATGTCGATGACTTCGCGCTGATCACCAAAAATAAGTTTGGGGAGTTGAGCGACTACGTTCTATACTCCAAATTCAGAGCATTGAAACGGCACCGCGACCGCCTTGTCGCTGCCGATCTAGGCGAAGGTGTACCAGTCTCACATGCTTTGGCTCTCGGGCACCTAACCGGTGTGCTCGCCGCCGAAATTGATTACAAAATTAGAGCGATCAACGAGCCGTCGCGAACGCTTCGGCTGGAATGCGTAAAAGCCTGGAAGAGGGCTCAAATCCAAACTGAATTCCCCGGGCCGAAAGCTATAATAGGCGAGCTCAATCCGTCTACAGTCGAAGTCACCAGCAAAATTCGACTGAGAAAATCTAAACACAAAGCGGAGTGGGACCGGAAAACCGTCAGCGACTACCTCCGCCGTTGGGCGCTCACCAGAAAAAAGTCTGTAGTCATTTAACCTCGAAATGCTACGCCTGATTTTCCTTGTTTGCGGGGCCCGTAACAGGAAAAAGGGGAAAAGCGACAATCGACCTGTCGCCTAGTTTGGCTTTTCACATCGTTTCGGATACTTATTAGTATCGGTCTAATGAAAGCCGATACAGCAGAACGAAACGATTGGAGAGTACTCGATAAGCCCGTATACGGTCCGAAAGACCTTGAGGGCATGTTTGGATCCAGAGCCAAAATTTGGAGGATTCAAAAACAAGGCTTCCTAAAGAAGCTACCCGGGCAGCATGCGTTGCTCGTATCCCGCAGCGAAGTAATCCGCTACCTCGAAAGCGCATGAGTGCTTACGACAACAAACCACTTCCACCTGGAGGAGTCGACGAGGAGCTTGAAGCGTATCGCCTCAGCGTCTCCGAAAGGCGGATACGGCGCGGCTTTGGTATGATCGAGACCACGGCAACCATAAGTTCTCGAACGATGCCCGCCCTTCCATGCAGGACTGGCAAGGCGCGATCGCGTCGG